TTTTCTAATATGAAAATTGCTTTATTCATACATCAGCCAGTGTGTGCAGTAGATTCTGCCAATGGCATCATCAAAGCACTTTCTCCCCACTACAGTTTCAAATTATTTTCCCAAGACGAAGTTGAATCTTCATTCTTCGATGATGTTGACTGCGTATGTTTTCCTGGCGGCTTCGGTGATGCTGATAGATTTGATAGACTGCTGAAATGGAATCAAGATGCTGTGACGGCGTTTGTCAACCGTGGTGGTAAGTATCTAGGTATCTGCATGGGTGCATATTGGGCCAGCGAACACTACTTTGATCTCCTACCAAATATCAGTATAGAACAATATATTCGAAGACCCGATACCTGCACCCGCAGGCCACATCCCAAGGCCATGCCCGTGAAATGGATGGGCAACAATGAAAGGATGTACTTCTATGACGGCTGTGCATTTGCGGGTGATAATATGAACGTTGTAGCTACTTACAGCAACGGTGATCCCATGGCGATTATACATAAAAACATAGGTGTGATAGGCTGTCACTTAGAAAGCGAGCAGTGGTGGTACGATAAAAAATATCTTGAACCTCACTGGCATGATAATCAACATCACCAATTATTACGTGATTTCGTTGATGAATTAATGTCTGGTAATAAATACTTGTCAGGGGGACACAACCATGAAACAGAAAAGGTTATTGACTAAACTGTACAGGGCTTGCGTCGACCATGATACAGAAACGGTTTCCGAACTGCGTAAAAAAGAGTTCGCTAAGATACTGAAACACAAGGCCGAAGGCAAACCATTTACAGCTAAATGGATATTGGTAAGAATTTAAGTTGTAATATAACTGCAATCTTGGCAAGATGATACTGCGATAAATATTGCTATGCAAAAAACTTATCGCAGTATTTTTGTGAGTGATGTACATCTTGGCACTCGTGACTGCAAAGCAGAACAGCTCAACAACTTTCTCAAACACAATACCTGCGATACTCTATATCTGGTAGGTGACATTATTGATGCCTGGAAGATACAACAGAACAAGTGGCGTTGGAAACAGAGTCACACTAATGTGGTACGCAGAGTTCTAGGCCATGCCAAGCGCGGCACACGGGTAATATTCATAGCAGGCAATCACGATGAATTTCTACGACCTATGATACCTTATGGATTCTCATTCGGACTGGTTGAAATACATAATCAATTCGAACACATAGGTGCTGATGGTAAACACTATCTTGTTACACATGGCGATTTGTTTGATGGCATTACTAGACTAGCACCTTGGATAGCATTTTTAGGAGACAAAGCATATGACATTGTGCTTACACTCAACAATAAATTTAATTGGATTCGTCGCCGTATGGGTTTTGGGTACTTTAGCCTTAGCAAGTATCTCAAGTACAAAGTTAAAAAAGCAGTAGACTTTATGTTCAAGTTTGAAGAAAACCTGGCCAACTACTGTAAGAAGCGTGGCTTTGATGGTGTCATCTGTGGACACATCCATCACGCAGAAATCAAGGAAATCAACGGTGTGATGTATATGAATGACGGTGATTGGGTTGAATCCTGCACCGCACTGGTGGAACATTGGAATGGTAAGTGGGAGATCATAACTTGGACCAGGGAGCACGATGATGTGGCTGATGATATTGATAGCAGTACACGTAAACAATCCAAAAGACATTCCGGGAAGAGTGGAAATAACATTTCCGGACCAACAATCATGCCAACTGGCGTTACACTCAATGACATGGCAATTAAAGTTTGAAAGTTTCAAGGTAATAGGCGAATGCAAAAAACAATCTTAATAATCACGGATAACCTGTATGACCAAATCAATGGCGTGGTTACGACCTACAAAAATATTGAGGCGATGGCGATTCGGGACAACTATCGTGTTGTATATATTGATCCCGGGCGGTTCCGCCATGTTGATTGCCCTGGCTACAACGAAGTCAAGATTGCCTTTCCCTGGAAGATGGGCCAGATATTTGAGGAGATCAATCCGGATCATATCCACATCGCCACAGAAGGTCCTGTGGGTCTGTGTGCTAGACAATATCTTGACCAACATGGCTTTAGGTACAATACTGCTTATCATACTAAGTTTCCAGAAGGACTTAGAAAACTATTTGGTATTCCTGAAGGCATTACTTGGCCTTTAGTGAGATGGTTCCACAAGCATTCAGGCAAGGTGCTGACCACCACAGACACCATGGTCAAAGAATTACAGGCGCATGGATTTGATGGGGACATAGTTCCTTGGACTCGCGGAGTTGATCGCGACATATTTAATCCCACACATAGGATAGAAACTATTAGCAAATATCTGTTGTGTGTGAGTCGAATCAGCAAGGAAAAGAACCTCGAAGCGTTTTTTGAATTAGACTATCCAGGCTATTTGAAAGTAATGGTAGGAGATGGTCCTATGTTAGAAACTTACAAAAAACAATATCCGGAAGTGCATTTTACAGGATACAAAACTGGTGTAGATTTAGCTCGATACTACGCCAATGCTGAAGTATTTGTGTTTCCCAGTCAATGGGAAACATTTGGCATTGTGATGATCGAAGCCATGGCCTGCGGAACGCCTGTGGCAGCCTTCAACTGTCAAGGGCCCGCAGATGTAATAGACCAGGGTATCACGGGTTTTATGGTCCAGACCCAAGAAGGATTATCTGCAGCAGTAGAAAAGTGTTTGCGATTAAATAGAGATTCTGTGCATAGGGTGAGTCATCGTTGGAGTTGGGAACGAGCCTGGGAAATATTCCGAGATAATCTTATACCAGTGAAAATAGTCTAGTTATCACCTACGATTTCTTCGTAGATTTCTTTCCAGTTTTTCACTTTAGGGATTGCTGAATGTTCAAAATCCATGTTGTGACCGTGTTCCATCAGTAGAGCTTTTAATCCACGATCGTGTCCAGCCACAGCGTTAGTGATCTTATCTTCGATCCACCAATAGCCTTTGTCACTATACTTGTCTAAGACTTCGTCTTTGTCTGCACCTGTGTCTAATATAATAAACTTTGTGAATGCAGTCTTACCAAACAGTTTACAGAGATTCATCTTGCGTAGTTCTTGTGCATTTTCATCTGAACTCATTGATGTGATACAATGGAACACATATCCGTGTTCTTCGTGCAGTCTTTTAACATAGAACATGGCATCACGTAGAGGAGGTAGGAAACCCATGTGTGCTGATTCGTTAAACATCTTTATGAGTTTTTTGGCCTGATCCTTTTCAATACCGTAGCGTTTGCCAATGTCATATTTGAATTGGTGATCTTCCTGCTTTTGGAAGCCGTGCTGTTCCATCCAAACTGAGAAAGCGTATTCCCAATCTAGTAGAACTCCGTCTGCGTCTGTGAGTATGATTTTTTGTTTCATAGCGTATTATACTATTATTTTGGCAGTCTGTCAACCAGATAAGTAAGAGATGAACATGATATTCTATACCTTGGTGATGGTACAAATCACTATTATGTGTGTGACACTGTATCTACATCGCAGCCAAACACACAGAGCCGTGTCGTTTCACCCTGCAGTAAATCATTTCATGAGATTTTGGTTGTGGATGACCACAGGAATGGTAACTAAGCAGTGGGTGGCAATACATCGCAAACATCATCAAGCTGCTGACAAAGCCGCAGATCCACACAGTCCCAAAGTCTATGGCATTTGGCGTGTGCTGTTTGGTGGAGCATTGTTATATAACACTGCCAGCAAGAACAAACTGATGGTAGAACAGTTGGGTCAAGGCACCCCTAATGATTGGATAGAAGAGAATTTGTACACCCCGCACAGTCGCTTGGGGATTCTCATATTATTGGTCATAGACCTTTTGCTTTTTGGCCCGTGGGGACTGCTGGTATGGGGTGTACAAATGCTTTGGATACCATTTTTTGCCGCAGGAGTGATTAACGGTCTATGCCATTGGTGGGGTTATCGCAACAGACCCGCTGAGGATACCAGCCGCAATTTAATTCCGTGGGCGTTCTGGATCGGCGGAGAGGAATTACATGCCAATCACCACGACGACGGAGCATCGGCGAAATTCAGCCAACGTTGGTGGGAGTTTGATATAGGTTGGATGTATATCTGTATTTTAAAATTTTTCAATCTTGCCAAATTAAGAGAAACACACTGATATCCCAATATAAATATCTACCTAAGGCAACCAAAGGCAGATATGGAAACAAGATACAAAGAATTAGAAACTCTCGTAGGCAAATTTGTTAGAGAACTACCTCCAGGCGAAGACTACGCAACTAGACTGGCTGAAGAACTAGAAATCATTGCCAAGCTGGGCTTCGCCAAACACTTTCTACGAGTAGTAGAGATACTACACCTTACTCGAGACATACCCCACATCACACGCGGCTCAGCAGGATCAAGTTTGATCTGTTGGATGCTGGACATATCTTCAGTGGATCCCATACGTGAACGCATACCGCTCAGTAGGTTCATGAATCCCAAACGTGATGACCTACCGGATATTGACCTGGACTTCCCGCACTGGCAGCAGGAAACTGTGATGAACAGGATCTTCAAACATTGGCCTGGACAGAGCGCCCGTGTGTCGAACTATGTGACCTACAAAGAAAAGTCAGCCCTGCGAGAGGCTGCCAAACGATACGGTGCCAAAGGCACACTGAAACGCAACTTTAAATTAGCAGACGTCATCGACAAAGACTTTGTGCCGGAAGCGGAACGATTGGCCAACAAACTGTTGGGAAAGAAACGCTGTATATCTAAGCATTGTGGGGGCATATTGATCTTTGATCGACCGGTACCCAAGAGTCTTATCAACGGCGACAATCAAATACTCCTAGACAAATACGAAATAGAAGACCTCGAACACTTCAAGATAGACGTCTTGGCTAACAGAGGTCTCAGCCAGCTGTGGGAAATAGAACAACGTGATCTGCTGGACTATCCAGAACAAGACGAACTGACTTCAGAGCTACTGAGTCGTGGTGATGTGCTGGGAGTCACACAGGCAGAATCACCTGCTATGAAAAGACTGTGCAAGGCCATACGTCCACAGAATAGATCAGACTGTGTGCTGGCCACAGCACTGATACGACCAGTGGCCACCATGGGTCGTCGCAAGGCCAGCGTGTTCCAGGATTGGAGCAAAGACTCGTTCGATGAAACCATAGTGTTTGAAGATGATGCCATAGAGCTTATATCAGAGATCCTGGGCTGCGATCAATACACCGCAGACATGTGGCGCAGAGCCTTTGCCAAAAAGAATGAAGAAAAGATGTTTGAGTTCATGCAGTTGGTAGGTGATCATCCACGCAAAGATGATGTGTTTGCCGCACTCAAAGAACTCAGTCACTTTGGCCTGTGCCGTGCCCATGCCATCAATCTAGGCAGACTGATCTGGGCTTTGGCTTATCAGAAGGCGCACAATCCTCGTAGATTCTGGGAAGCCGCACTCAAACACTGTCAAGGCAGTTACGCTCGTTGGGTCTATCATCAAGAAGCAAAACTGGCGGGAGCTGTGCCTGCGGTGGGTGAAGGTGGCGAAGTTGATGACCTCATGCGCAACGGCCATTGGCGGTCTCCAAACTTTATTCCGGTGTGCCAAGAGATACGCAGGCCAGGATCAGTGGAGTTCTGCGGACTAGTGGCCAACTATCGTGTGTTCAAATCCAAACCCAAGGAGTATATCACATTTGTCACACTAGGCACAGGCAATGGTCGTTACCTGGATGTAGTGGTGCCACATGCGATATCATTCCATGATCATCCAATCCTATGGGGATCGGGCAAATTGGGGTACAAGAATAATTCAGAATATGTTACAGTGTATAAACATAAGAAATTTAATCTAGAACAGGTACGACACATCTAACCCACACTATGAAGACCGCTGAACAAATTGAATTCATCTACAACACACTGAGCACAACTCTAAGTGGCTACCGAGAAGCCAAACCGGACGCTAAAATACATCGGCAGGCCTATACCAGCCTTATTGGCGTGATGCTGAGTGCGCAGAGTCAGGACGCTCGAACTGCCGTGGCCTGTAAGCAACTGTTCGCCTTGGCAAAAACTCCCGAACAAATGATTCAACTCACACAGGAAGAAATCATCGAAGCCATTCGCCCAGCAGGATTGCACAATGCCAAGAGTCGGGCCATATTGGGTGCCAGCCGCATGCTGTTGGAGGAGTTTGGTGGTGTGGTGCCCAGCACACATCGAGAACTGATGCGACTACCGGGCGTGGGCAAAAAATCTGCAGACATCGTCACAAGATTTGTGTTTGGCCAACCGTTCATTGCTGTAGACACTCATGTGTTTAGACTGTTATGGAGGTTAGGGTGGACTGACACTTTAGACGAAGGAAAATCCAGTGTGATAGTAAACGAAACTACTCCAGATCGCTACAAACATTCCGCACACATGCAGCTGATCGTGCATGCCAAGACCGTGTGCCGCAGCAGAACTCCCAACTGTGCTGCCTGCGCATTAGAATCAGTGTGCGACAAGCGAGACATCGATGTGCCTAAATCACGCTTACGCACAATGGTTAAGGAAAGGTCACTATGAAATCAATGAGCAGACTGCATCTGTATCCACACAAAGAACCCAATGACACTGCGTATATAGTAGCAGATCGCAAAGGACTAAGAGACCTTGCTAAAAAACTCACACAGGCTGCCGACAGCGCAGTGGGACTAGAAACCATTACCATGCATGGATCCGATGGTCATGCCTATACAGTAATGATTGTCAGTGATGTTTCCGAGGATGAATGGCAGTCTTTGCCCTTGCCCAAAGACAAACACAGTGATCCTACTAGACTAGAAATAGTAAAAACCTACAAAAGCCTACAACAGCAACTTGCGCAATAGAAAAAGCAGCCCGGAGGCTGCTTTTCTTTTCCCACTATGATGTTTGCTCTACGAGCGTAATTATTTCTTCACGCCGGCGTTTACAAAGCTATACATTTTTTCGGCGGTTTCTAGTACCTTGTCTAGGCCTGGGAACTCAGGCATACCAACTTTAGTAATAAACTGACCAGTCTTTTCATCGCGAGCAGCGGTCATTTCCCAACCACGGAACTTAGCGTGAAAGTCTTCGCTTACTAAACCCTTGGCCATGTCCAAGATGTCTGTGCGGATTTCGTAGCCGTTTTTACTGAATTTAACTTCTGGTAGTTTTGGTGCTGTGTAAAGTTCTGACATTTTGTATCTCCTGTGTGTAATGTCTGTGTCTAACAGCTACTTCTATTTCGCTGTTAGTTTATTATATATGCCTAACTGAAAAAAAACAACTATTTTGTGATTCTGTTTATCCGTTCTCGGATGATATCTATCACGGGCTCTGCCAACACCACTTCATAGTGATTGAAGTTTACTTCAATTAGTTCCATGTCTTGGCGATGTCGTTGGCTTTGAATACTAACCACTCCGTCATTGGCCACTACGATAAATGGACTGCGGCCCTGTACAGTCACTATATTCGTCCAAGGATGCTGTACCGCGATCTTGGCTGCTTCGCGCATGGCCCAACTGCTGGGTCCTATATCACGCATCAGCCTGCTGAATGGTAAAAAATACTGTGCATAATCTGCCACTTCTGCTCCACCATAGGGTGTGCTCAGTGTGACTGCACCCAACACCTGTTCTGGCAAGTGATGGCTGAGATACAGGGCATAAATGCCGCCTAGACTGTGTGCTATGAAAAAACACTGGTTAACATCAGCTAAACTGTGTTTCATCTGTACTAGGTTATATTCAAACCCATCACGACTGTCGTAGTTTAGGTCTAGGCCTGCGCCTAGCCTGGTTCTGATATGATTAAAACTTTCGCTGGTGGCATTCGCCCCATGTATATATACCAACTGCATATTGTATATATCTTTTGCAGTGAGGCATTGTTATTTTGCCAACATCAATGCTTTGGCTTCTTCATGACGCCCGTGTCGAGCAAGGCATGCAGCAGCCTTGGCGCGGCCCATGCTTTCCAGTATTTCGTAAATTGCGTTCAAAATCTTTTTCATAGGTATTGTTCCTTGGTTTTGTAGTTGAATTCTTTGATGTAATTTTCCAGCTGTGCGGCATCGGTAATGCCTTTGGAGTTTAGATACTGCTCTAAGCGAGTTTGATATGTGCTGTCCGGAAACATCTCACTCAAACGTTCCAAGATCATCAGCATCTTGTTTGATATGTATTTCATTGTTTTTCTCTGTAAGTGTGTGCAGGTTCTTATGGTTTCTACTGAGTATTTAGTATACTTATGTGCGTCCGCACAATTTATGCTGAATAATATCATTTTAACAATCTCGAGTTTATGTTAAATATAATATCAACGGAACCACTCATGAAACTTAGAACTCGTTCAATACTACAAGAGCTGAATGAAATAGCCGAAGTACGCAACAAGGATGCGCTGTTTGAAAGCAGAGCCACTAATATCATCAATTCAGCTATAAATCTACTGGAAAGCCTGCACAAGCAGTATACGCCAGAACAGGCAGATGAGCTTGAGCGCAGATTTGTCAATGCTATCCGCGGGCAAGATCCTGCTAAATTTACCCGTGGTATCCGTAAAATAACAGAATCTCGTAAATCTCAGAGAATTATCAATGATGAATAAATTATTTGAAGGTGGCAACGTATTCAAAGATGCCGACAAACAATCGCTGACCCAGCGCATCGCTACCAAAGATGTCGCAGCTACCATAGACTACATTGAAAAAATCACCGGTCTTGACTTCACCAAAGAACTAGATCCAGATGACAAAAAACCAGTGAAATGGCTGGGAACTACTGGACGCAAAGAAGATCCAGATGGAACCTTTGAGCTGAACAGCTCGGGTGATCTAGATCTTAGCGTAGATGCCAATGAAGTAGACAAAAAAGAATTCGCAGCTAAATTAATAGCACAGTTTGGCAAAGAAAATGTCAAGCTCAGTGGCGACAGTGTGCATTTAAAAACACCTATCGCAGGGGATCAGGTCAACGGATTCGTTCAGGCAGACTTTATGTTTAGTGTAAATCCCAAGTTCCAACAGGGATCATTGATCGGCGGTCGAGGGCAGTATAAGGGCGAGCATCGTCATATCGTGCTGAGTTCTTTAGCTAGAGCCAGAGATCTAAAATACTCACCTAAGTTTGGTCTTTTACACGCAGACACCAACGAACCTCTGCCAGGCGGTGATGACTGGAATACCATAGCCAAACAATTGCTGGGACAGACAGCCACAGTCAAAGATATACGCAGTGTGGACAATATCCTAGACTACATAATCAAACTACCCAACTACGATGAATTGGTCTCAAGTGCCAGAGAAACCTTGGGCAAACAGGGCATTGAGCTACCTGCCAAAGCCGCGGTAGAAAGCTATCAACCAGGAACAATTGGTTGGATGCGCAGAATGATTGACATAGTACGATGAGATTCTGGGAACTTTTATTAGAAGATGAAGCACCTGCTCCTAAAAAGGTGGGCAGAGAATTCAACCACCTAGAGGATCTAGTGTTCACTGAATCCGATGGCGCGGTCAAGGCCATACAGATACTGAAAGATCTAGCCAAACCCGAAACCAGCATCACTATCAAATGGGATGGTAATCCCACTGTGTATTGGGGTCGTGAAGACGATGGTGAATTTAGGTTAGTAGGTAAAAACAACTGGGGTCGTGAAGAAGGCAAGAGCTCGAGCCCAGAAGAACTCAAACAGTTTATCATGAGTCGTGGCAAGGGTGAAGACTGGCGCGAACGATTCGCTTCAGACATGGCAGCACTGTGGCCCATATTTGAAGCAGCAACTCCTCAAGATTGGCGTGGTTATGTATACGGAGACATCCTGTTCCACCCAGGCAAGTCATACACAGGTGCAGATGGCCGTATTTCGTTTACTCCCAATCAAACCACTTACTCTGTTATGATCAACAGCGACACAGGGCGAGCACTGGCAGATGCCAAGGTAGCAGTGGCAGCTCACAAGGTATTCAGTTATTTCGGAGACAAGAGTGGTGAAGACTTTGATGATGCAGAACTGTTTAATAACACTCCTGCACTGCAGGTGTTTGGACTCACAGCAGTCAGCCATAGACCAGCTGTAGGTGCAGCTAATCTAGCCAAGATAGAAGCTTTGGCCAAGAACCAACCAAAGATCAACAGCCTTCTGGCTCCTGTGGCAGGTATGGGCTATCTACAATCAGAGATCTACACTTTCGTTAATACTCAGAGCAAGGCCAAACAGTTAGACAACATCAACACAGAAGCGTTCATGAACTTTGTGGGCAAAACTCCTGCCAAAGCTCAGAAGATCGCAGCACACAGCGAACGTCATCCAGGAGTCATGGATCTGCTGTTCCAGTTAGTGAGAGAAATCATGTCGGCCAAAGATGAAGTTATCCGTGAGCTGGACGCAGCCGAAGGTGAAATCACAGCCACAACAGGCGGCAAGCCAGGCGGTGAAGGCTATGTGGCAGGTGGTTCAAAACTAGTGCCCAGAGATCGTTGGACTCCGTTTAGAGCCGATTAACCACGGTTTTTGCCAAAATGACTAAATACTATACAAGAATCAGGTGATTCTTTATTATTGCCGGCCTCTGAGCGAGGTCATTGATTAAGGAGAACATATCATGGCAGACGTATTAAGCAGAGTAGAAACAGTCAGCAACACAGGTGCAACAGTAGCAACATTTGGTGCTAACTTTGGTAAGCATGTAATCAACCAAGCTGATGTTGGTCGCGAGTTGATTGTGAAAATTGCTTTAACAAACATGACAGATGCAAACGTTACATCAATCCGTAACGCAATCACACAAGCAGGCGGTGTAGCAGGTTCTTTACCTGCTAACACAGGTGATGCATTCACTGTAGCAGCGATTGGTACAGCAGACGGTTCAGCTTTCGTTAGCGGAACAACTGATGTATTGTTCATGCGTGTTCAAGGTACTGGCACATTCGACACCACAGACGCGGCAGCTGGTATTGGCGGTGCAACTGTTACTGTTGAAGCTGTATTTGCTCCAGCACTGTAATAAGTAAATTCTCAGGGATGGGAAGCATTAAAGGACCGAAAGGTCCTTTTTTGTTGACTAGAGATTTAGAATGTAAATACTAGCATATTATGGCTAGATATCAAATCATCACAGTGGTTGACATCACCCGTACCAATCCGGTACGAGATGAAACTAACCGAGTCAAACTAGGACAACAGGCCAATTTCAACAGCCTTGTGCAGGCCATCGGCATGCGTTCAAATGTCACTTGGATCCGAGATCCCGAGTCACACACGGGTAGACTGCCCATAGGACCAGGCAAGGCCAACCACTGGATCTGGGAGTTTGATGCAGAACGTGAAGACGTGTTTCTGAAGCAAGGAGATCCTGTGGCTCTGTTGGTCGATGATCTAGATGGAGTACCCATAGTTGACCAACTAAATAACACAGTGGAACTGACACCTGCGGTGTTTAGAAGCCGAGGCGATAACACCAACATTTGGTGTAGTAAAATCAGTTGATGCGACTAAATAATATTATCAAGGCAAACCATTAGGCATTCAATCATATCATAGGCACATGGCTCGCAGCGAGCACTTGACTTATTACATTGGAGACGGCCCTAATGCCTACAGTAGCAGAACGTGTTGGAATAGTAGAAACGCAGGTTGCGAATCTTGACGAAAAACTAGACGAACTAAAGATTGACGTCAAAGATCTCCACGACTGCCTGGATAAAACTCGCGATGGACTCACGGAGAAATTGAATCACATGTATGAAGCCTCCTGCACACAGCATGCAGAACTAGGCAAAAAACTCAACGAGCTAGAAAAAAGCAAGAACAAGATGATGATGTATGGCATGGTGGGCATGGCGTTTATAGCTGGTCTGGGATGGACTGGACAGCTGAATCTACAGACCATACTCAAGTTCTTCGGAGCATGAAATAACAGCATTTAAATAAAGGACCAGAGGTCCTTTTTTTATGACAAGAATAAGCCAGCGGCTAGGACACCTAGTCCGCAAAGAGCTGCTGCAAAATCCCTTACCAGTTCGAACCACGGAAGGTATTCTCGTGGGCGATGTGCTGATACAGAGTCAGGGTCATATCAAAAATCTCCTGCGTGGTGGAGAGATCGTCTACAGAGAAATACACCTCAATGCGGTGGCTATTCGCATGGCCAATCTCTTGTGCCTGCGCCAAAGCTCTCTGATTATAGATCGCATCTACACCGCAGATCAGGACTACGGTCGCTGGTTCACTGACAGCCAACTGCTGCGCAGCCAATATCAAAAGGCCAAAGACTCGGGAGATCATGACCGTGCAGACATACTGTGGGCTCGGTACACAGCAAGTCGAGATCGCACCATCGCTGCTAAAAATCTAGCAGACTCTTTGACCAAATCCTGAATAAATATACTATAAAATCTGGACCCTTAAAACTATGAAAACCACAGACCTTTTTAGATTCAATAGATCAGCTGAACGCATCAATGAA